TCAAGTAGTATGTTAAAAGCGGCGGGTGATGGTACTGTGACATGTGAAATGTATGAAGTATCAATTAACACAATCACTGCAGCAGCATGGTCATCTGGTGGCGCTTATCCCGCTGGATTTCAAGGTGGTGCTGGTTTTGGAACACAGACAGCAGCTGTTGGAGCGGGCGGTGCGCCTTCTCCTACTTTTAATTTAAAAACTTTTGAATACGATGGCTCAACTTGGACTGCAGGAAATGATATGGCAAGAGCTTCAGGCTCTCCATATACTTCTGCTTATGATTCTGGATCTGGAGTTTTAACTGCAGGATGGGCAGCTGGGGGAGGTTATCCGAGTCCAAACGCTTTAACAGAAAATTATAATGGAACTAACTGGACTGCATCTGCAGCTATGCCAGCTAGTAGAAGAGGTGGAAATAGTTCAGGCCCTCAAACAGCTGGATTATATTTTGGAGGTACAGCGCCTCCATCAGTTAGTACAACATATACATATGACGGAGAAGCATGGGCTGGTGGCCCGGCTATGAATACAGCTAGATCTAACGGTGGTGGAACAGGAGTAGGAGGATCACAAACTGCAGCTTTAGCTTTTACTGGAGACTCACCTGGTCAAACCTCAAACTGTGAAGAATTTAATGGATCTTCATGGAGTGAAGTAACTAATTACCCAGTAGCTTGTAGTTATGTTGGTTATGCAGGAAGTCAAACAGACGCTATAGGAACTATGGGATACACTAGTGGTAGTCCTTCTGTTACAACAACTTTTGGATATGATGGAACATCTTGGTCTACAAGACCAAATGCATCTACAGGTAGATTAAATTATCACAATAATGCAGGAACATCTACAGCAGCCCTAATTTTTGGTGGTGAAGCTGCACCAGGTGTTACAAGTGCAGTAGAAGAATTTAGTGGAGAAACAACAGCAGCAGCCGCTAAGACATTGACAACTAGTTAAAAATAGTTATATTAGAAAGTATATATGAAAGGAGCAATATGACAGAAAAACGTAACATACATGAATTAATTGTAAAAGAAGCACCTAGTTTAAATAATTTATTAGACGCAGAAGATGTTAAAGAATTTAAAGCTTTAACAGGAGAGTTAAGAGATACCTGGACTAAAAAACAAGTCTTTAGAACTGAGACAGAAATGAGGATGTCTGTTTTACAAGATGCAAAATATCCAACTAAGGCTTCTAAGTACTGGCAGTGTGTCAGGGAACAGAATGTTTTCTTAGAAAATTTAATGAGTTTATCTTTTGATTGTAGACGTAATGAAGTCAAACTTAAAAGATTAAAACAAAAATTAGAAAAAGAAGAAGATCCAATTAAACAAGAACTTCTTCAAGTTGATATTGATGAGAAAACATATAGTCTTGCTAACATGCAATTAGTTGCAAGGGATAGAATGAGAGAAATTAAACTTTGGTCCACGTTGAAGAAAGAATTTAATGATGGTACCTTTGACACAAAAGATGTTAATACACATCAATTAGATTCTTATCATTTAATTATGAAGAATAAAGCAGAAACATTAACATCTGGTTCAAGTCAGCCTGAAGTATTTAATGTACTGGGTCAACTTAAAACAATAGAAAGAGTTAAAAAATCAGGTGAAATGATTTATAACAAGAAAGAACAATTGACCAATGACCTCGGATCTAAGCCAGAATAGATTTAGTTTTATATTTTTAGGACAATCAGTATTAAAATACCAAGTACCTCTTGAAATATACCATACTATTAATCAGATTTATGAAACTAAGTATGCACAATTACCAAAAGCTAATCCACAACTAGTAGGTAAAATAGAAAAGGAACATTCATTATTTTTTGATGGTCCTCCCAATAATAAAATGCATCCCCATAACCATTTACCTCATAATGTACTGAACTGGTTTCAATCAAAATTTAATGATTATTTACAATGGAATAAAGTTAAGGAATATAAAATGCATTTAAATTCTATCTGGGTTAATACTATGTTTGAACATGAATATAATCCTGTGCACGTGCACCAAGGAAATTTATTTACTGGGCTATCTAGTGTGATGATATTAAAATTACCACAAAGTTTTGGCGTAGAATATTCTGCTTCGGATCAGCCACAAAATGGTAAATTACAAATATTAGGAGCAGCTTCTGGTCAATTTGCAAATGTAGATTATCAACCAGAAACTAAAGAAAGAGATTTTTTTATCTTTCCGTATGATATGAGGCATACAGTATACCCTTTTAATGGACCAGGATTTAGAAGAACTCTTGCAGCCAACATGGATGTAGACTATGACCCAATTAGTAATAGAGGAGTGAATTAATGCTAGAACCTTATTATCAAGTGTTTAAAGATAAATTAAAAGAAGTAAAATTTAAAGATATGAAAACTCATTTTCCAACAGTAGAGAAATTTGAAACAGAGATGAACGCAGATTTTGAGAAAAATAAATTATTATGTCCAATTGTTTTAGATGCAGATGGTATTCATATTAGAAGCGGTAGACATAGATATGAATATTTTAAAGACAAATATGAATCTACTTTATGTTATGTAGGAGCAACTGGTGATGAAACAAAACTTTTTCAATACATAAATGTATTTTGTTGGAAAAATCACCCTGTACAAAAAGTAGATTTTTTAAAATCAATATATGAAAAGGGGGTAGACATTGTACGAAAATATACACATATCAGAACCTAAATGGAAGAGCTGGATAATTCAAACAACTACACCATTATTTACACCTGATCAATGTAGACAAATTATTGCATCAGGGAGAAAACAGAAGCCACAGACAGCACAAGTTGGAATGAATAAACCTGGAGGTGGGACCGATACTAAAAAAAGAATTACTACTATCAGTTGGATTCCGTTTAAAGAAATGGGGCACATGTATCAGGATTTAAATAAGTTTATTCAAAAATGTAATGAGAATCATTTTGGTTTTGGGGATGTAAGAATTACAGAGAATGCACAATTTACAGAATATCCTGAAGGAGGATTCTATGATTGGCACATGGATTGTGATGTAAACATGGCTCACGAACCCCCAGTGAGAAAAATATCCATGACTCTTTTATTAAATGATCCATCTGAATTTGAAGGTGGTGATCTAGAAGTAATGGCTCCAGGTAAATTTGTAGAATTAAAACAAGGACACGCTATTTGTTTTGCTTCCTTTTTAAATCATAGAGTTAATAAAGTTAAACGAGGAATGAGACAATCTCTTGTTGTTTGGTTCGGAGGAAAACCTTTTAGATGATTAAAGAAGGATTTTTTCCAACAATTATATACGCTCAAGATTTTAAATTAAACACTAATGAGCTAGCTCAAAATATAATTAATTGGTCTAAACAAGATGCTGGAGTTATGAAAACAAATGTAGATGGGTGGCACAGTGAGACAGAGATGCATAAAAAACCTGAGTACAAACCTTTAGTTGATGAATTATTTAAAATGGTACACCAAGTATTTCACGAAGAATTTTTAGAAAGAGAGCCAAGGATGGGAAATATGTGGGCTAATGTAAATTATCAAGGTGGATACAATAAACCACATGTTCATCCTAATGCTTTATTTAGTGGTGTATATTATGTAAAGACGCCCCCTAATTGCGGCGAATTAATTTGTATGGACCCTAGACCAGGAATTCAAACTTGTATGCCTACTAGAAAATCTGGAGAAATTCCTAAACATTTATGGAGAGAAGTTCATTTACAGCCCCAAGAAAATAGAGCAATGATGTTTCCTGCGTGGTTGTGGCATTCAGTTAAACCTAATCAATCAAATGATATAAGAATATCAGTAAGTTTTAATTTTATACAAGATGGCTTTCAATAAATACCACGTAATTAAAGGTGCACTTAGCTACGACTTAGCTAATTTTATATTTAATTATTTTTTACTTAAAAGAGATGCAGCTAAGTTTATGTATAGTAATAATATTATAGCTGATACAGGCATGTTTGGAACATGGGGCGACACACAAATTCCCAATACATACTCACATTATGCAGATATGGTAATGGAAACATTACTAATGAAGATGCTTCCTGTAATGAAAAAAGAGACTGGATTGGATCTTATTCCAACCTATTCTTATTCAAGACTATATAAAAAAGGAGATATTTTAAAACGTCATAAAGATCGACCTAGTTGTGAGATATCAACTACCCTTAATTTAGGCGGTGATCCGTGGCCAATCTTTATAGATGGTACAGGGGCTGATTATGTTATCAATGAAGAACAGAATTTAATTAAACCTGACGCTCCTCCAGGCACTAAAGTCCTACTTGATGTTGGCGATATGCTGGTATATAGTGGGTGCGAATTAGAGCATTGGAGAGAACCTTTTGAAGGTAATACTTGTGGTCAAGTATTTCTTCATTATAACCATGTAAATGGTCCTTTTGCTGAAAAGAACAGGTTCGACAAAAGGCCAATGTTAGGTCTTCCGTCTTTTGTGAAGGCATAATATGATGGAGTTATATGTTACAAAAATTAGGTTTTTTACCTGGATTCAACAAACAAGTCACACAGACCGGGGCCGAGGGACAATGGTATGGAGGTGACAATGTTCGTTTCAGATACGGCACCCCAGAAAAAATAGGTGGTTGGATTCAACTAGGTGATGATAAATTAACTGGAGCAGCTAGAGCTCTTCATCACTGGGACGATAATGCTGGTATTAAATACGCAGCTATAGGAACTAATAGAATTTTATATGTTTATTCAGGTGGAGTTTTTTATGACATCCATCCTCTTAGAACTACTTTAACAGGTGCTAAGTTTTCAAGTACTTCTTCACAGAAAGCAGTCACGGTAACGTGTACCGGATCTCATGGTCTAGGTGAAAATGATATTGTTAAGTTCGACAATGTAAGTGGGGTCACTGCCGTAGGGTCTACTTATACCGATGCTAGTTTTGAAGATGAAAAATTTATGGTAGCATCTGTTCCTACAACAGATACTTTTACAATCACGATGGATACGGCGGAATCAGGGACAGCTTTATCGTTAAGTGGGGATGCTTCTGTGTTATGTTATTATACTGTAGGACCGGCACAACAGCTAGGTGGTTATGGTTGGGGTACAGCATTGTGGGGTGGTACAGCTTTAGGGCCAGCAACTACAACACTAGCTTCTGGTATTAATGACGCTGTAACTGATATTCCTTTAACCAATTCTGCTGCTTTTCCTTCTACTGGAGAAATTAGAATTGGATCGGAAGACATAAGCTTTACTGCAAACAATACTACAACCAATATTTTAAGTGGGGGTGCTAGAGAAGTTAATGGTACAACAAAAGCATCACATAGTGGAGGAGACACAGTAACAAACATATCTGAATATGTTGCATGGGGTGAAGCGTCTTCTGCTGACTTTACAATTGATCCAGGTTTATGGGTATTAGATAATTATGGAACAAAATTAATTGCACTTATATATAATAGTGCATGTTTTGAATGGGATGCAGCAGCAGCTGCTGCGGTCAATAATCGAGCTACAATATTAGCAAATGCACCAACAGCATCACGTCATGTACTAGTATCTACACCCGATAGACACTTAGTATTTTTTGGAACAGAAACTACAATTGGAACAACATCTAGTCAAGATGATATGTATATTAGGTTCTCTTCTCAAGAGAGTATTAATGCCAGTGATTCATATACAGTTAAAGCAAATAATACCGCAGGTACACAAAGACTTGCAGATGGTTCTAAAATTATGGGAGCTATAAAAGGTAGGGATGCAATCTATGTATGGACAGATACGGCGTTGTTCCTGATGAAATTCGTTGGCCAACCATTTACCTTCTCATTTGAGCAGGTAGGAACTAACTGTGGATTATTTGGTAAAAATGCTTGTATGGAGGTTGATGGTACAGCTTACTGGATGTCTGAAAATGGATTCTTTGCATACGATGGTCAGTTAAAATCACTGCCTTGTTTAGTAGAGGACCATGTTTATGGTGATTTAAACTCAACCTCTAGAGACTTAGTTAATGCAGGATTAAATAATTTGTTTGGAGAAATCCAATGGTTTTATTGTACTGCAGCCTCAGATGCAGTGGATAGAGTGGTTACTTATAACTATTTAGACTCAACCATTAAAAGACCTATCTGGACTACGGGTACTTTACCCAGAACAGCATGGGCCGATTCTTCTGTTTTTAATAAACCACATGGTACCTACTATAACCCAAGTGATGATGCGTCGTTCGATGTTACTGGTAATACAGATGGAAGTACTATATATTATAAACACGATACAGGGACTGATCAAGTAGTAGCAGGTGGAGCAGTAACTGCTGTGATTGGAACTATTACTTCGGGAGATTTTGATATTACTCAAAAATCAGCAAGAGGTGGTGGGCAAATTGTAGGTATGCCTGACCTTAGAGGAGACGGTGAATACATTATGAGAATAAGTAGATTTATACCAGATTTTATTTTACAAACAGGTAATACTCAAGTTAGTTTTACAACTAGAGATTATCCACATAGTACAGGAACTACTACCGACTACAGTGTGAGTAAAACTACAACTAAAAAAGATACAAGATTAAGAGCAAGATCAATTGCTATGACAGTGGCCAATACAGCAACGTCTGAAGATTGGAAACTAGGAACATTTAGATTAGACATCCACCCTGGAGGAAGAAGATAATGGCTAGTTTTTATACAGGCGTTGATAAAAGTATATATGAAGGAGGGGATCATTTTCTCTCGATGGACAAATTTAGATTAAATCCTTATGAACCAAAGAATCTTTCATTTGACTCACAACCACAATCTTCTGGAATAACTAACACTAATGCTTTTACTTATAATAATAATAATCAAAATTATTATCCAGGTACAACTTCAAATTTAGTCTCTAATTTTAATAGAGATATACAGGCATACAATGAAGGAATTAAAGAGGGTAATAGACCTATGCGTCCGGAGAGACGTACTGCTAATTATAACATGCCTGGTCAAGGTGTGTTTACTCCTGCAGAACAACCTACATTAAAAAGAAGAATAAGTGATTTTGCTTACGACCATATTCCTGGAATAAATAGACCCCAAACTTACGAAGATATTATGACTAGCGGATATATACAACCACGATCACTGGTACCTGGTATTATGGGCATCATGAGTAATTTTGGATTAAAGAATTATGCAAGTCTACCTCAGTCTGATCAAGCGTTTATAGCTTCTAAAAGAGGTTACACAGGACCAACAATATTTGGAGACAATACAACCGGATTAAATACAGATCCTTTTGGTATTAATGTAGACTCCATGTTTGGAAATTATGCAGAATATAGCAAAAAAGAATCAGCTAGATTAGATAAGCAAATAGAGAAATCACAAAAAAGTTATATTGATAAATATGGAAGTTTAGATGATGAAAATGAATACGGAAAAAGTTGGTATGAAATGAATAAAGTGAACCTAGCTCGAAAAGGTTTTTATAATCAAAACGTAACAGATACACAAAACATAACTTCTGATTTAAGTTTAATAGATAAAGCTAGAGCATATGATATACAAAGAACTCAAGCAGGGATAGATAAAGATGAACAAGCTATAAACGAGGCAGCCAAACAAGGTAAAGCTACAGGATCAGTTAATCCTGCTGTTGATTCAACTTATTCCGGAGGTACTGCTAACCCACATACAGATACAGGTTGGAGTGGTTCTCAAAAAGGGGCACATGGGACAGACACAAGTGGAAACTTTGCAGGAAAAGGAACTGGTAATCCTTTTGGACGTAAAGACGGTGGAAGAATCTATTTAAATTTAGGGGGACTAGCAAGGTTATTATAATGGCTAAAATTGTACAATCATTAACAAGAGCTGAAGAAGAATATAGCAGAGCGAATCTACAATCATTGGTCAGGGACCTTGATGGTGTAATAACAAAATTAAACTCTTCATTTCAAGATGAAGTCAAACAAGAAATAGAAGCTAAAAGTTTCTTTATGGATTCATAATGGCAGTAGTAAACGAATATAAATTTTATGGTAAAACAGTAACAGCAGCTGAAAGTAATAATCTTTTAGAGCCAGGAGAGAATGAAACTATCATTGTTAAATCTCTACATGTTACTAATAAATCAGGATCTAATGCACCTACTATAACTATCACTAACAATGCTTTTGAAGTAATACATACTCAGTCATTATCGACTGCAGCTAGTGTAGAAATACTAAGTAATCCGATGGTAGTAGAAGGTGGTAAAGTACTAGCTGCTACTACAGCAGGAACGGTAAGTGATGGGGTAGTAATTACCATCAGTTATTTGAATATTAAGAAGGAGAAAACAGACTAATGGATACAAATGTAGTTATGAAGGATGCAGAAGTTGAACTAACCTATAGACACAAGGAAACTGGCGAGCTTTTTAAGGAGCGAAAAGACTGGGAAACCAAAGGTTATAATAACGAGGACATGGCACAGGATGTAAAAGTAATCATGCCACCTCTTGATTTAATAAGTAAAACATAATAAAGTAGGAGATTAAGGTATAAATATGGCAATTTCAAGAATGCAAGAACCCCAACAAATACAAGGCGGCTTAGGAAGTTTACAAGATCCAAGACAAAATTATGGATTAGGTAAACTTGTTAAGAAAGCTTTCCGTGGTGTTAAGAAGATAGCTAAAAGCCCACTAGGTAAAGCTGCTTTAATAGGTGGTGGTCTATGGGCTTCTAATGCATTTGGTCCTGGGGCTGGATGGTTTGGTAAAATGACCGGGGGCAAAGGTTGGGCAGGCATAGGAGGTCTTTTAAAAACCGGTGCAGGTAAAGCATGGGCAGCTGCTAAAGCAAATCCATGGAAAGCTGGTTTTCTTGGTCTAGGTGCAGCAGCAACAGCACTACCATTCTTAATGGGTAAAGATGATGAAGAAGATGTTGTTGAAGAAGCATGGGATCAAGTTCCTTCAAGTGTTGCCAACATAAGAAATCAAGCACAAAATTATTATAGAGATCCAACAGGAAGCTCTTTAGCTTTCATGCCTAATAAACAATTCGTAAATCCAAATTATTATGCAGCTGATGGTGGAAGAGTTGGATTATTAAATGGCGGAGAAGCAGGCCAAGAACAAATAGAACAAATGCTTATGGCAGAATATGTAAAATATAAAAACCAAGGTGGCACATTAACTTTCGAACAATTCGTACAAGCAATAATGCAACAGCAACAAGAAGAGCAAATGCCAGAAGGTGCAGGCATGGAGCAACCACAAGAAGTAGCTATGGCTGCTAACGGTGGAAGAATAGGGTATGGTCTAGGAAGTTGGGTTAAAGGCAAACTTGGTTTAAGTAAAAAAGAAGCACGCGCTGAAGCTAGTCCCCATAGACAGGTAGGAAATATCTCAGATGACCAGCTGCGTTCTAGAGCATTGGATATTTTTAAAAATAAATTTAGCGATGATGATGATGAAGACGTTCAGTACGCAGCCCACGGTGGAAGAATAGGTTATGCTGGTGGTCAATTAGTTAGTCCCAATGCTGATGGTACAAGACCTGGATATGCGGGTGACAATCCTTCAATTATAGAAATAATAAAAGCTTTTCCTAGTGCAGTTTCACAAATATTTAGTGGAGAAACTGGAGCATTTCTGGGTGACGATCAAGAAAAAATTAACGAAATTTTATTAGAAAAAGGTTATGGTATAGATCTACCTTCAGACACAATCTCTATGATTATAGATATGAATAAAAAAGGGTTAGACGTAGCTACAATATCTTCTCTTACAGGGACAGATGAAGACACAGTGACTACTATGATAGAACGATTAAACATGAAAGCTGATGGTGGAAGAATAGGTGCATTAAATGGTGGTCTTATGATTGAAGATGACGATGAATATAATTATAACCCTCAAGCAGCTATGCGTATGTATAGAAGACCAGGTAAACAAGAAGGTGGAATCATGGAAACTGAAGAAGCATCCGAAATGATTGACATGGGTGGCCAAGAAAAAGATTATAGAGAGACTGGTGGCTTCGTAGAAATAGGTGGAAAAGAACGAGCAGATGATGTACCAGCTAGATTAAGCAAAAATGAATTCGTTTTTACAGCTGATGCAGTAAGAGCTGCAGGTGGTGGAGACATTGACGCTGGTTCAGAAGTTATGCAGAATATGATGGATAACTTAGAACAAGGCGGAGAAATTTCTGAAGAGTCGCAAGGCTTAGAAGGGGCGCAAGCAATGTATGATCAACAACAAATGTTACAATCAAGGATAGCATAATGGCATTACCAGATTATTTAAAAGACACAGGAAAAGATTTAGCCCGTCAGATGACGGCATCGTATTCGGCACCGCTTGATACGTCTACGTTTATGGGTTCACAGTTTGTAGCTGGACAAGATCCTGCACAAACAGCAGCATATAATTTAGCAACAGCAGGTGTTGGTTCTTATCAACCTTATTTATCTGCAGCACAGACTGCAGCTGGTCAAGCAGGAACTACTGTTGGTGGACTAGGTGCTTTAACAGGACCAATGACTGGTCAACAATTAACAGATTACACATCTCCATATCAAGGACAAGTTATTGATGAAACATTAAGACAGTATGATTTATCAAGACAAGGCGGCATACAAAGTATTAAAGACGCTGCCGTTGGAACTGGAAATTTTGGTGGTGGAAGAGAAGGTGCAATGCTTGGACAATATCAAGCAGACACTTTAGCTAACAGAGCTGGAATCAGATCAGGATTATTAGAACAAGGTTATCAAGGAGCACTTGGTCAAAGACAACAAAATTTAATGAATCAACAAGGTATTGCTAAACAACAATTAGGAATGGGTTCCGCTCAAATGGGTCTATCTGATTTTGCAAGAACAGGAATGGGTGCAGACATACAAGCACTAGGAAATCTTGGTTCAATGAGACAAGGATATGAACAAGCATTGTTAAATGCACAGCAACAACAATTACAATCACAGGCTTACGAACCTTATGGAAGATTATCACAGTATGCATCAGGTATTACTGGTCTTGCTGGCGGAATGGCTGCACCTGCATATCAAGATGCACCAACACAAAGTCCATGGCAAACTGCATTAAGCACAGTGACAGGTTTAGGTGGATTGTATGGACAGATATTTAAAAAGCCTTCTCAAATAGTTTTACAAGGATAATAATATGAGACCATTAAATAGACCAATGTTTAGATACGGCGGCCCTATTAAAGAGGGTGTCATGTCAGGGATCAGGGAGCCATATAGACATGGTCAAAGAGTAATGCCTTCTTCTGATGGGAGACGACCAGGATATGCTGGACCAGCTACTCCATTCATTCCATGGCTTTGGGCTGCAGGAACAAGGTTAATTGGTGGTCAAGCTGTTAAAAAAATTGGTCAACAAGGTGTTAAAAAAATGACTCAAAATTTAAACCTATCAACTCCAAAAAATATGCAAGGTATCTTTGATCAAACCGTAAAACAAGTTAAGGATAAAGGCATTCCTACCGTTAAAGGTGGCTGGAAAAATATAGGAAAAAATTGGTTTTCAGGAGACCCACTAGTTAAAGGAAGTAAATGGGGATGGAAAACAATTACATCACCTACAGCAAATACATGGGCTCAAAAAGCAGTTAAGATGGCTACTTCTCCATCAAGTATATTAATTGGTGGTTTATATTATGCTAATGGTAAATGGTTTAATAAAGATGGAAGTCCGGCAAACGAAAATGATATTGCAGCAGCTAAAGCAAGTACTGGAGGACCTCCAGGTGGTGGTGATCCAGGAATGCAGGGAACTGGTGAATGGTTCGCAGCACAAGCTGAGAAGGAAGCCTTAGCTAAGAAACAAAAAGAATGGAACAATAGAATTAAAAGGTACAGAGACATCATGGATATTAAAGGCATGAATAAAGATGCGGCATACAAATCTTTAGTTGATGCTAGTAAATTAATTCAAGATTCACAAGACTTTAAAGGTGATATTAAATCTGGTAAATTAATTAACCAAGTTATCCAAGCAGCTAGTAAACAGTTTGAGAAACCAGCTAAAACTAGCGATGCTATTAACACTCTTATACTTCAAAACGAACTTAAAAAAGATTTAAGTGCAGAGACAGACGCACTTGATAAACTATATAAACAAGGAAGAATAGCAGTAGATCAAAAGGCGTTGAATCCAAGTAAGTCTGATTTAATTGGAGCGTATGCAAAAGCTGGTGTTAAAGGACAGAATTTGTACGATAGTGCTGCCAAAGAGCTTTCAGGAAATAGCGGACAAACCTTTAGAGGAAATTTAATAGAGAACTCAGAATTTAAAGAAATATTAGCTGATCTAAAAAAGAATCCTGAAACAAAAAATGCTGACGATATTACTATCATAGCTACTTGGACTCAAAACGAGCTTAATAACTCAAACAAAAATATTCCCGATGGTAACTACACAGTTGGAAGCACAATAGTAACAATTAAAGACAAACAAGTTGTAGATGTGAACTAATAGTAATGGCTTCTATATTTGATACAGGCAATTACGAACCACAAAGCAAAGTAGGTACCTTTGAATCTATGCTAGCAGGCGTAGCTTCAGGCCTAATTGCAATTCCAAAAGGTTTATTTTCTTTAGGCGCAAGTCTTATGGACTTAGGTGTCAACAGTGGTAAGGCAGCAAGAGTTGAACAATGGTTTGATGACCTTACAGAATTTGATGAGAAAGCAGAAGCAACAGCTGCTGGAAAAATTACAGAACTATTAGTTAACATAGGTATCCCTGGTGGTGTGGCTTTCAAAGCTGCTAGTGGTATGTCAAAAGCTGCAATGCTTGCAGCCAAGAATAAAAAATATGTCAACTTAAGTAATCCTGATCTAGTTAAAGCTGCAGATAAAGCATTAGAACTAACAGCTAAAGGTAAAGGCAGACAATTTATTGCTGGAGCTTTAGGTGGTGGTTTAGCAGAAGGTGTATTTGTTGGTGATGTAAAAGAGATTGGATCATTTGGAGATTTATTAGGTGGTCCTACAGAAATAGACAGAAGCGCAGACCCCGATGCAGCTACCGAAATATTAAACAGAGTTAAGTTTGGAACTGAAGGTGCATTGTTCACAGGAGTTTTAGGTGGTGCAGGATCCGTTATTAAAAAATTAGCTAACAGAAATAAACAATTAGATGTTGCTAACTCTGGAATGGATCGATGGATTGATAAGGTTGCCGAAAAATTTAGATCAAGAAGTGGTAAGACTCAAGAATTTTTTGACATAGAAAGAGGTATGACTGGTGCAAGATCCGCTGATGCAAATGTTGCTAGAACTTTGTCCAGGGAACTGGACGTAGATATAGATAAACTATTTCCTCCACTAAAAACTATGTTTGATAAGCAGCCTTTAACTAAAGCAAGAAAAGAATTTTTACAATTAGTAAACGACACTATGTTATCTGGTAAAGCTGAGTTAGATGACGCAGGTAAAACTGTCTTCGGTAAAATGGATGCAAAGAAATTAGCTCAATTAAAAGAAGCTATCAGAAAATTCTCTGCTAATAGAGAAGAAGCAGAAGAAGTTGTTACATCTTTAGTGGGTGGACTTAGTACAATAAGAAGTAAGTGGGCGGATTTATTTTCTGAACTTGGTGGTACACTAGGTAAAGAAGAGATTGCAGAATTCAGAGCATTGTTTGGTGGTAAATTTAAGGATTATATTGGTGCAACGTACGACATATTTCAGAACAAAGGCTTAATGCCATGGAATAGTTATAGACCTGCGGCTGAAGCAATAAGAAATGCAAGAAAAGCTTTTCAAGAAAGTTATGCAGCAGCTAACCCTGGTAAAACTATGAGTGATCTAGAAGCTGACAAGTGGGTAGAGAATGCATTGAACACTGCGGACATGCCTAAAGGATTTAGAATGGACAGGCCTTCGGATGCTTTATTTAACGTACCAGATTTCTTTGTTAACAGAACTACATTAGATGATGCAGTTAAAGGCCAAGCGTTTACAAAACGTGGTGGTGTTCCTAGAATTTCTATATCAAACCTCGCTTCCGAAGCAGATAAAAAAGTATTTAATGAATTGTTTGGTAAAACACATAACCCTATGCAAACTATTATAGGAGGCATGGCTAAGTTATCTTTAATAACTAGACGTAATTTATTTTATAAAGATTTAATTACAAAGAACGATGAAATTGTGACAGCATGGAGAGCAGCTCCTGATAGGACAGCAGTAGCACAACCTATGTTTGCACGATCAGAAGCAGAAGCAATTGAGTTCTGGGGAAGTCCAAGAGGAAGAACTTTTAGAAGAGTCGATGTAGTTGACCCAGCTAAAACTTTAGATGTTGGAACAGGTAAAAAGATTGCTACACAAGGACCACAAACAGGAGGATTAAATCCTTTTGGTGATGCAGGCACGCCTTTCTGGGCTAGAACTGGAGTAGCTGATGCATTAGAAAAAACTGGACTGCAGATTAAAGATGCTGGAACCTTAGGAAGATTGTATCATAGTTTAATCTTGTACCCTAAAGGTCTATCACAGATTGCTAAAACAATTTTATCTCCAGTCACACACTTAAGAAACTTTATAAGTGCAGGAGCTTTTGCTGCAGCTAATGGTATTTTGCCAGCAGCTATTAAAGATGTGACAGTTGATGTAGGTGGTAAAATGATTACTGGTAACCCAATGAAGATAGCTTACCAGGCATTACAAACAGGACTTAAAGGAACAAGACAACAGAATGAATTATATCAAAAGCTTTTAAAGTTAGGTGTTGTAAACTCTAACGTAAAACTAGGAGACCTTACAAGACTATTAGAAGACGTTGACTTTGGTTCAACAATATCTTCATCAAAAGGAATGAGAGCATTACTTAAACCTTTATCAAGATTAAAATCTATATCACAAGATTTATACACAGCTGAAGATGACTTCTGGAAAATTTTCTCATGGGCGATGGAGAAGGATAGACTAGAAGCATCGTTTAGAAATGCTGGTGTAGTAAGAGGACAAGCTTTTAAAAGAGGTGGAAAAGAATTAAAATTAACAGAAGAATTTTTAGAACTAGAGGCAGCAGATATAGTTAAAAATAATATACCTAACTATGATTATGTATCTGAGTTTGTAAAAGGATTAAGAAAATTGCCGATTGGAAACTTCGTATCTTTCCCTGCAGAGATAGCACGAACTGGAGTTAACATTGTTAGACGAGCATTAAGGGAGATCAATGAGACAATCACATTAGCTGATGGCACAGTAGTAAAACCTTTCCAAACTACGGGCTACACAAGATTATTTGGTTTCACTACCACGGTAGCAGCGGTACCCGCAGCAACTGTTGCAGCGTTCCAAGCACTGTACGACGTAAGTGATGACGAAAGAGAAGCAATCAGAAGATATGTAGCTCAATGGTCTAAGAACTCTACAATACTTCCGATTAAAATGGAAGATGGTAGTTTTAAATACATAGATTTCAGTCATGCTAATGCTTACGATACATTACTAAGACCACTGCAAACTGTAGTTAATTCTGTTCAAGATGGTAGAACAGATCAAGATGGTATGATGGACGACCTTATGAAAGGAGTTCTGACTTCTATGGCTGAGTTTGCTCAACCCTTTGTATCGGAATCTATTTGGACAGAAGCAGTCGCAGATATTATTATGAGAAAAGGAGAATCCAGAGATGGTTTCCAAGTATATAATCCAGAAGATAATTACGGTGATAAGGTAAGTAAGATTATGGCTCACTTAGTTGAAGCTCAAATGCCTTTCTCATGGAAACAATTAAAAAGATTAGATCAATCTATTAAACCTGTTGATGTAATTACTAAAGGTAAATATGATGAGTATGGCCAAGAGTTTGAATTTGGTGATGAGTTCCAAGGTCTGTTTGGTTTTAGAGCAGTAAGACTGGACCCAGATAGAACAATGAAGTTTAAAGTAGCGGAATATAAACAAGGAGCCAGGGATTCAAGATCATTATTTACTAGGGTTACTTTAAAAGGTGGACCAATTGAACCAAGAGAAGTTGTAGATGCATATCTAAATGCTAACCGTGCGTTGTTTGATGTAAAGAAAAATTTAAAAGCCGACATGGATGCTGCAAAATTATTAAACATATCAGAGGACGGTTATTACAATGCACTGGGAGGAGTTTCTAATCGAGAAATTAATTCACTTGAAGAAAATATATTTACTCCAATGGGTATTTCAGATGACATATATGATGCCTTTGAAAAGAATGCATCTAAAATAGGTGAACCTAATCCTTTGGAAAGAGCATGGGATGTTATTGCAGACCTAGAAGCGAAGATGTATGATATTTCTTTAGAGCTCCCTGAATTCCCAGTATTCGAGAACCCTTTACTTCCAATAATGCAGGACACGCCTATCACACCTACGTCATTAAATCTACCATCAATTGACACTCAATTGGTGTCACAACAGATAAGCGGAAGCAACTATAACAACTTGACAACACAACAGAAATTAGATTTATTATTCAGGTAAAAATATGGCTAAAACTAATGCTTTACAAAAAATAGAATCACATGAAAAGCTTTGCAGGATTATGCAAAAGCAAACACATGATAAGATGCTTAAATTAGAGACACAAATTAATAGAATAGAAAGTATTCTATTAGTATCTGTAGGTGCCTTGATTACAGGTATGGCTTATGTTATATTTACACTAATCACAAAATAAAAAATCATGCAATTGTCGAAACATTTTAAATTAGAAGAGATGACTAAATCAATGACCGCTACGCGTAAAGGAATTGATAACTCACCAGGGGCCGGGGACATTAAAAATTTAGAGAACGTATGCTATGAAATATTAGAACCAGTTCGTGCACACTTTGACAAACCAATTACAATAACATCGGGCTATCGTAGCGAAGCATTATGCGAAGCGATCGGCAGCAAAAAGACGTCGCAGCATGCTAAGGGGCAGGCGGTTGACTTTGAAATAGCAGGTGTTCCAAATATTAAGACGGCTTACTGGCTTTCTAATAACGTTGACTTTGATCAATTGATCCTCGAGTTCTATAAAAAAGATGATCCAGCAGGTGGCTGGGTGCACGTTAGCTACAATGAAAAAGGTGCTAACAGAAAACAAGTTCTCACTTTCGATGGCAAACATTACGAAAACGGTTTACCGGACATGAAATGGGAAGGCGGAAAAGTCGTAGGTTAAATCCAAGCCTTAAGTTCTTCACCCATAATCTGAGTTGCAATATTAACTTTTTCTTTTAAAGCTTTAACAATTCTTTCATCAACAGTTTCCTCACACAGAATATCTATGTAAGTCATTGGATATTTTTGTCCTATCCTATCTATCCTTGCTTCAGATTGTTGTCTCTTCTCAAGATCATAACCATTAGAATAATATATCATAGTACTAGCCGCAGTTAATGTAATACCATAACCACCTGTTTGAGTAGTACCAATAAAGAACCTACATTGGGGGTCGTTCTGGAATTTTTCGATATTTTTTTGACGGTCCGCCATGGGGGTTAAACCGAAATAATCCACGAAACTATTTTGGCCAAATTTTTTCGAAATCTCCCGGATTATCCTATGTACGTCTCTCTGCCAATGTGCCCATATAACTACCTTTCCTTCTATTTCTTCTAATACATCCATTAGCTCCGGTAGTCGATTTGATGCGACATCCTCAAAAGTACCATCATCGGCTGTGAAGTGGCCACAAGTTATTTGTTGTAATCTCATTAATTGGGTAAGTACGGTAGCGGTGCTCATCATCTTACCATTCATTTGAGCAAGCGCTAAAACTTTCATTTGTTTATATAACTTAAGTTGATCTGGCGTTAATTGGACCGTTCTCTTTATATATGTCTTTTCTGGAAGGTCTAAGCAGTCATCTTTTAGAACTCTGTGAGAAAAGGGTTTTAATTTTTCTGATAATTCACCTAGGTTCTGATACCCCACTACGATTTGAGTCGAATGACTAGGAAGATGCATTGTTCTAACAACCGCATATCGAGTCCTAAAAGAATAATAAGAGACATGTCCTAATAATTCTTTTTTCAGAAACTCACATTGTTTATATAAATCTAGTGGAGATTTTGTTACCGGAGAACCTGTTAAAATTCTTCTGTAAAGGGCATAACCCCCTAATGAACAAATATGTCTTGTTCTTTTAGCATCCGGATTTTTAATTGTAGTAGACTCATCAATTGCCATCATTGTTCTATGACAACGTAGAAATTTAGCTGCGAACTCTACACCCTTTTTAGTAGAAAAGGCCTCTACATTCATTACTAGAATGTGTAAGTCTTCTCCTGGCGCAAATAATTTATCTAATTCTCTTTGTTGACTTTTAGTAATCATGGCTTGCCACAATACATCTGTATGTTCTACATGATCAGCCATATGTGCTGGTATTTCTTGTTCATACCATGTTTTAACAACACCTTTCGGTGCCACAATTAGGACACCATTGATTTTACCCTTATCATAAAGCATGGCAATGTTATCTATCAGTACCTTTGATTTACCAGTACCCATCTCCATAAAATAGGCAAAATACTCCTTGTCACAAGAAAGCTCTAACGCTTTTAATTGATGCGCGTATGGCTTAGTCTTAAATTTATATCTCATAATATTTTTTTCTTTCTGTATTGACTTCTTATATAGACTGTCTTATATCTATTGTCAAGATGTCAGAAAGCATAAAATACGAGAATATAAAAAATAATTATAAAGCTAAAGTTTATGTATTACAGGAACTACCTGGTACAAGAGCTGGTGCTCCTAAAATAAATATTATGAGTGCTTCTAAGTTTGGAGAATTTAAATTTCTGTTACCAGAATTTTCTCAAATTATTTTTTCTCCTGGACCATTAATTTTTAAATTAAGAAATCTTTTAAAAG